GTCTGTACAGCATACATAAAGAAACCAGATAACTCTGGTAATCTCCTAGTAAGAGACCCTTTGACAGAGGTAAGAACCTCTGAACCCATGAACATTCAACCTTGGCGACTGATTCCAGTCAATGAGGGTGACGTGATATTTTTCCCTGGTTGGTTGAGACACAAGACAGAACCGTCTGAGTCCGACGAAAGGCGATTAACCCTTACATTCAACATAACACCACAGTATGAGCTCGGATCTTACTAACATCCTCAACAGTGTCAACCACACTAAGCAACACCTACTTGAAGAAGACCCTAGTCTAGAGAAAAAGTACCCTGCTTACATCGTAAATCGTTGTTTGTCTGGTCATGTAGACTCTGTTCTGCTAGCGAATGAGATGAACCTGATGCCTCATCTTGACAGCAGACTTCAGTATGACTTTTTTATAAATATTTTGAGAAAACGCAAGCGTTTCTCTCCTTGGTTGAAGAAAGAACAAGTCGATGACTTGGATCTTATCAAACGTCACTATGGTTATAGTAACGAAAAAGCAAAGATCGCCCTTACTCTCCTTACTGCGGAGCAGCTTGAATTTATTAGACAACGACATGACACTGGAGGACGACAATGACGGCATCATTTGCTGACCAGGAAGTTAAATGGGCTCCTGACCAGATGATTGAGGTCAGCCTTAACGAACCTGATGATTTTTTGAAAGTAAGAGAGACGCTCACACGTATCGGTGTTGCTTCCCGTAAGGAACGCAAACTGTATCAGTCCTGCCACATTCTTCATAAGCAAGGTAGATACTACATCGTACACTTCAAAGAACTATTTGCTCTAGATGGTAAGAAAGCGAACCTGTCGCTCAACGATGTACAACGTCGCAACAGGATCGTACAACTTCTTAGCGATTGGGGACTAATTACAATCACTAATCCAGACTCTGTAGTGGACGTAGCACCACTGAGTCAGATCAAAGTGTTGTCTTACAAAGATAAAGGTGGTTGGACACTGGAGTCTAAGTACAACATTGGTAAGAAGAAGACTTGAAGCTAAGCAACATCCCTAACCTTGAGGGTTACGGTGTTTTTGTTGATGACATAGATTTCAAACATCTCACAAGACCCCAGTGGATGACACTGGGGAAGTTACAGATGGAGAAACTTGTCATGATCATCCGTAACTCTGGTATAACTGTCAATCGTTTCCACCAGTTGATGAAACTCTGGGGCGAAGCGAGACAGAACTATGCTGCCAAGCAAGATCACACAAGTGAAGTAGCAAAGGAATACCTAAGGATAGGTGGTCACGCTGAGACAGGACATATAGTCAGAGTCGCAGAGAAGAATGGATTGTTTGGTGGCGGAGATTTACTCTGGCACAGCAATGAGAGTGGTGATATAGCTTTCACACCTGGTGTAGCACTACTTGGGCATCAAAATATGACCAAGAGTGCCACTGGATTCATGGTGACAACTCCCTACTACTATAGTCTCAGTGAGAGTATGCGTAGTGAACTGGATGAGATGGTACTGATCCATAACTTCAAGGAGGGAATGATCAATGCCAATGGTGAGAACAATGTGGTGTACCAAAACATGTGTCCAGAACCAGAGACTGAGATACCTCTGGTGATACAATCTCCTGCTGGCATCAAAGGACTACACTTTCCATACAATACTGTCAGTCGCAGTAACAATGACAGGCTACTAGCAGAAGTCAAGAAAGGTTTGGAGAAGTATACCTATGACTACTGGTGGATGAACGATGATGACCTGTTGATCTTTGACAACAGCATCGTACAGCACAGGAGAGTAGGAGAAACTAAAGACAGACTGTGCTACAGATACCAGTTTGATTACACTTACCTACAGTATAGAGTGGCGGGTAAACCGTACATGCCATATCTACAAGAACCATACAAGAGTAGGTACCGTGAGAAAATGAAACAAATTGCCAAAGTTTTTCCAGTGTATGGGTATAAATAAGTCGTCGCCTTTCGTGCGCGACACGCTACATACGGAAAACGCTACCTCTGAGGGACGGTTCGCCGCCCCTCTTTTTTTGTCCTTAAGTATCTAAATAAATGCGATTGCCTTCGGGGATCACACATACCACTCGCTTACTAAGGAGCTATGGACATTACTAAGTTCACGTCGAAAGACGTAGATAAGATTTTTGATGCTGTAAATAAATACAGCGTTGGTCTGGATGATGTATTCCATCGTCTACATTCATATGGAATGACACAACCAGGCGGACAATACCCACCATACAACATTGTCAAGGAAAGCAATGTCAAGTGGCGTATTGAACTAGCACTTGCTGGCTGGTCGAAGGACGAGATCGAAGTCTCATTGGAGACAAACGTCCTCCTAGTTCAGTCCAAGGCAGCGAAGGAGAACATCGAACAAGAGTATCTGCATCGTGGGGTTGCTACTCGTACCTTCGCTAGAGGATTCAACCTATCCGATGACGTTAGGGTAGGTGAGGTTACGTTCAAGGATGGGATGCTTACTATTCCCCTTGAGCGTGTGATCCCTGACCATCAAAAACTACAAGTCTTTGATATCAACTAAATAAAATCGGTATCGTCGCCGCTGGGGTTGCTTGACAAAGACCAAGCGACCCCTTATAATTTTTGAGAGACTATAAACATCATGGTAGATCCATCCCGCATCAAACTGGTTTTGACTCGTGACGGTGACAACGTGATTACGGACCTACAAGAGGCAGTTGACAAGGAGTCTGGTGTTCGCCAAGCTTATGTCATGACCATTCCTTACAAGGTTGTGATCACTGAGGAACCACAGCAACAGACAGACCTAGAGACCTTTGAAGATCAAGAGATCAAGGTCCGTTATACCCCTTGGAACCCGTTCACTATCGATCAGAAGATCGCAGTGACTCCTGACTATATCATTACTGTCATGGAACCTGCTCCTTCTATCCTCCAGACCTATCTGGCAAACGTGAACAAGCGTACTGGCGATCAGTACGTAGAAGAAGCAATTCAACCTGAAGTAGTATGAGCATTAAATTGTTGATGCTCCGCACTGGCGAGGAAGTTATCTCCGAAGTGCGTGAGATTACAGAGCCTGAGACTGAAAAACCCCTTGGTTATCACCTCCACAAACCGTTCCGTCTGGACATTGTTGAGAGTGGTATGGAGATCAACTCTGACAAAGGGTATCAGATTGAGTGGTTCCCCTGGGCACCACTGAGTAAGGACAAGGACTTCTTCTTGCCTGGTTCTCACGTGGTCACTGTGTATGAACCTTTGGATGCTTTGATGTCTCAATATATCTCTGCCATTGATGAGACACGCTACGAAGAAAACTTCCGTAAGCATGAGGCAAGGTTCAATCTGTCGTATGAGGACATTGATCTCAACGATATGTTTGAAGAGGCAGAGAAAATGCTAAATGAAATTGATGATGACACCACAACTACTACTTCTGAAATCGGGGACCTACCTGTTGAGTCAGATGGAGCAACTGGACGAGGAACCAGCGTGCCATCTGGTCAAGCCGTACCAGGTGAGTCCTGACGGAACTCTGACACCATGGCCACTTCACACAGTGGACGATGACGTGTTGATTTATAGCGATACTATTGCTACAATACTAGAACCTACGCCTGAACTGGCGGAGAAGTATCGCAAGCACATTGAATGAGTTTCTATACAAATGTCCAACTGGTCGGTGACGACCTTCTCTACCTCGGATACGAAGAAGGTCCTGGCGGTCTTCTAGAACGTATCCAAAGGCGGATGAAGTTCTCACCGACCCTTTTTGTGTGTACGGACAAGAAGACCAAGTTCAAAACCCTTGACGGACGGTACGCTAAACCAGTCAAGTTCGAGTCAGTGCGTGAGGCACGTGGGTTCGTAGATAAGTATCGTGACGTGGAGGGATTCGATGTTCATGGATATGACCGTTATCTTTATCAGTTCATCTCGGAAGAGTTTCCGCAAGAGGTGGACTATGACCTTAAGACGCTTAAGATTACTTCTCTTGATATTGAAGTTGCGTGTGAAAATGGGTTCCCTAACGTTAGAGAGTGCGCTGAACCACTTCTGTCGATCACAGTCCAGGATTATGCTAGCCGTCGCATTAAGGTATGGGGCACGAAACCGTACCATAACACCCGCGAGGACGTGGAGTATATTCTATGCGACGGTGAGGAACATTTACTACGTAGCTTCCTACACTATTGGGGAACTTCTTTCCCTGATGTCCTTACGGGGTGGAACGTCGAACTCTATGATATCCCGTATATATGTGGAAGACTGGAGCGACTATTTGGATCAAAAGAAATGAAGCAGTTCTCCCCCTGGGGCATTGTCCACAGGGAGGAGATGGAGATCAAAGGTCGCACCCAGATTCTTTACAATGTCTTTGGCGTGTCCGTGCTGGACTACCTTGACCTGTACAAGAAATTTACCTATACTAATCAGGAGTCCTACCGTCTTGACCACATTGCTTTCGTAGAGCTTGGCGAGAACAAACTAGACCACAGTGAGTTCGAGAACTTCAAGGAGTTCTACACTCGCGACTGGCAAAAGTTCATCGACTACAACATCAAGGACGTAGAACTTGTTCTTCGCCTTGAGGAGAAGATGAAGTTAGTTGAACTCGCAGTTGCTTTGGCGTATGACGCCAAGGTAAATATGAAAGATGTGTACTACCAAGTACGCATGTGGGACACGTTGATCTACAACTACCTACGCAATCGTGGGTTTGTTGTACCGCCCGCCAAGAGGTCCTCTAAGAATGAGAAGTACGCAGGTGCCTATGTCAAGGAACCGATTCCAGGAAAGTATGAATGGGTTGTATCTTTTGACCTTAATTCTCTGTATCCTCACCTCATTATGCAGTACAATATCTCACCAGAGACCCTGGTTGAGAAGCGACACCCATCAGCTACAGTTGAGAGGCTACTTAATGAACAGGTAGAACCTGATCCTAACTACGCCCTCTGTGCTAACGGGTCTCAGTACCGCAAAGACATCCAAGGTTTTCTTCCCCAGATGATGAAGAAGATCTACGATGAACGTGTTCAGTCTAAGAAACTCATGCTGATGGCAAAGCAGGAGTATGAGAAGACCCCTACCAAGGAATTGGAGAAGGCGATCTCTAAATATAACAACATCCAGATGGCAAGGAAGATTCAACTCAACTCTGCCTATGGTGCTATCGGCAACCAATACTTTAGGTACTATGATCTTCGCAACGCCGAGGCGATCACCCTGTCTGGGCAGGTATCGATCCGTTGGATCGAGAACAAGATGAATGAGTACCTGAACAAACTACTAAAAACGGAGGGTAACGACTATGTTATTGCCAGTGACACTGACAGCATTTATCTCTGTCTTGATCTACTTGTCAATCGCGTATTTGATGTACAGAATGTTCCTAAATCGCGCATCGTCAGCTTTCTCGATGCTGCCTGTAAGGATCAAATCGAACCATACATCGACAAATCGTACCAGGAGCTAGCAGACTACGCTAATGCCTATGAACAGAAGATGTTCATGAAGCGTGAGAACATTGCTGACCGTGGCATTTGGACAGCAAAGAAACGCTACATCCTCAACGTATGGGACAGCGAGGGTGTACGCTACAAGGAACCAAAGCTCAAGATGATGGGCATCGAAGCAGTCAAGTCTTCGACCCCAGGATCATGTCGCAAGGCAATTAAGGAAGCCCTAACAATTATGATGTCGGGTGATGAAGAGGAATTGGTTTCCTACATAGATAGATTCAGGGATGAATTCGATTCGTTACCGCCCGAGGACATAGCTTTTCCGAGGAGTGTTAATGGACTATCTAAATTCAAAGCGCACGGAACCGTGTATTCAAAGGGGTGCCCTCTACATGTACGTGGAGCGCTGCTATATAATTTTCATGTCTCGCAGAAAAACTTGGAGAGCAAGTATCCCCTGATCCAAGAAGGCGAGAAGATCAAATACCTATATCTCCGCAAGCATAATAAGATTGGAGAGAACGTGATCAGTTTCCTGAACACGTTCCCGAAGGAGCTCGGGTTGGGTCCGAGCGTAGATAGAGATACCCAATTCAAAAAGGCGTTCCTCGATCCTTTACAGATCATTACCGACGTGATAGGATGGAAAACGGAACGTGTATCCACACTTGAGTTTTTATTCGCATGAGTTTTCTAAAGGATGTAGTAAAGGAGATCGACAATGAGTACGCAGGTCTCCTCAGTGAAGGATCGGTTGGCGATGTCAGCGGATTTATTGATAGCGGCTCTTACATTTTTAATGCCCTGGTCAGTGGCAGCATTTATGGTGGTCTTCCCTCCAACAAGATCACTGCTATTGCGGGAGAGTCATCCACTGGTAAGACCTTCTACTGTCTCGGGGTTGCCCAGAATTTCCTTGCCCAAAACGCCGAAGGAGGTGTTGTCTACTTTGAATCAGAGTCAGCAATCTCCAAGGAAATGATTGAGGATCGTGGCATGGACACGGATCGTATCATCCTGGTCCCTGTCACCACTGTTCAGGAGTTTAGAACTGCTGCTATCAAGATCCTTGACAAGTATCTGGAGCAGAAACCAGAGGATCGCAAGCCTATGATGTTTGTGCTGGACTCTCTGGGTATGCTGTCCACCAGCAAGGAACTACAGGACTCTGCTGATGGTAAAGATACTCGTGACATGACACGGGCACAGGTTGTCAAGGCAATCTTCCGTGTGCTAACCTTGAAACTCGGCAAAGCAAACGTGCCGATGATCGTTACTAACCACACCTATGACGTTGTTGGTGCCTACGTACCTACCAAAGAAATGGGCGGGGGCAGTGGTCTTAAGTACGCTGCTTCTACCATCATCTATCTTACAAAGTCTAAGGAGAAGGATGGTAAAGAAGTGGTAGGTAATATCATCAAAGCAAAGGCAGCTAAGTCTCGCCTTACAAAAGAAAACTCATTAGTGGAGACACGATTGTTCTATGACTCAAGGGGACTTGACCGCTATTACGGACTACTGGAACTGGGTGAGAAGTATGGAGTCTTCGCCAGGCGCGGGAATCGGATTGTTGTTGGGGAATCTTCCGTTTATCCTTCTGTTATTCTTGCCGATCCTGAGAAGTATTTCACGCCAGAAGTGATGGAGCAGTTGGACTGGGCAGCAGGACAAGAGTATAAGTATGGAGCAGAGAAGTGAAGGTTGATGTTTTTCCCACACAGATCTACCGCTATCGGGTAGAGGACAGCGATCTCTTGCGAGAGCAGGTGACTAAGTTCTATGAGGATAATAAGTGGAAGAACGGAGGTGAAGCTCCTGAGGGGTGGAACTGTAAACTCTTTACCACCTTTGGAACTGGCACATATCCTATTGGCGATGTGCTAGATGCTGTGACAGAATCACTAGATGAGTTCCAGATTGAATCAGAACAACCTGGCGCATGTATCATCTCGGAACTATGGTTGAACTGCTACGAATCTTCCAACTGGCAGGAGAAGCACACCCACTTGCCAGGACAGTGGTCTGCTGTATACTATGCTGTGATGGATCCTAATGAGCATCACGGTACAAACTTCCACGATCCAAACGAGAACCTCAAAGCGTACTCTGGACAACTGGACAACACTATTACCCCTTGGGTAAACGAAGGTGACCTTATCATCTTCCCTTCATGGATGACTCATTCGGCACCCTTGAACAAGTCCTCTAAACTGAGGGCGACTATATCATTTAACTTCTTTATTGACTCTGAGGCATTCGTAAATGAAGGTGGAAACCCTGATCCTGAAGAACCTACTGCTGAGTGAGGAGTATGTTCGGAAGGCTCTGCCTTTCGTTAAGGATGAATACTTTCCCGACCTAGAAGAGCGGGTTCTATTCGACACAATTAATAAATACTTTCAGCAGTATTCTGCTGTGCCTACGAAAGAGGCACTGCTCATCGAGATTGGTGACAATAAGTCCCTCAGTGATGAGCAGTACAAGAATACGCAAACTATTATTACCTCATTAGATGACGAGGTAAGTGAACTGGACTGGGTTCTGGACACTACTGAGAAGTGGTGTAAAGAACGTGCGATTTATCTTGC